TCGAGGTCGGCGTCGCTGTACGGGCCGCCCTCAGCCAGGCGCGCGACCACGCCCGCGTTGATGTCGCGGCGCTTGCCCTTGCTGGTGCCGGCGGCCACGCCGAACGGCGCGGCCGGGTCGTGGCGGCGCGCGGCCAGGGGCTGCAGCTTGGCGCCATCGGCGGGGTCTGTGTCCAGCTTCTGTTTGGAACGCGGGAAATCTTCATTCTCCCGATCACCAAGCGACTCAAGCGTGTATGTGCCGTATTCCCCTGAAAGAACGCCGGTCCGCTGCTGAGGCGTCAGTGGGTTCTTTTGCCACCCATCACCACGGACCTTGCGGAAGAACACATCGCCGCGCTCCAGGCGTGCGAAGCGAACGTAGTCTGGGAACTTCTCGTTCGTGATCTTGAAGACGGTCCCATACGGGAGCTTGCCAAGGTCGATCGGGTCGATCACATCGCCAGGCTTGTAGTCCGCTGGTTGCGCCTTGAAGCGAGCCGCGAGGTCTCGCACCTGCTGGCGAATGCCGGGCTTTGGCTGAGCGGCCAGCCCATCCTGCTCGTCGCGGTGCCAGCGGCCGTTGCGGAAAATGAGTCCTTCTGCGTTGCGTTCGCCTTCGCGAGGGCCTTGTTCAGCGGCAGCGACACCCAGGTGCTTCTCACGGATGAACCAGCCGCCGTCCTTCTTGAAGGTGTACGGGTCGATCTCCTTGGCCTGCTGCTGCGTCAGGTCGGCGCGCACCACGCCGCGCAGCACCTTGCCCTTGCCGGTGGTGTGCTCGACCAGCGGCAGCTCCGGGGTAGCCTCGGGCCGCTCCGGGGTAACGGCCGGCAGCTCCGGGGCAGTGTCCGCGAACAGGTCAGGCGTCTCGTTCTTGGCCGGCGCCTTGTCGTAGTGGTCGGCGAACATGGCCGCCACGTCCTCGGGCGACTTGCCGCCGAGCTTGCCCATCTCCTCGAACAGGCGAAGCTGCTGGTCTTCGGTCAGGCTGGCGATGATGGCGCCCAGCGCGCGCAGGCCGCCCTTGCGCTCGATGAAGACATCCAGCTTCGAGCGCTTCGGCTTGGCCTCGGGCTTCTCAGCGTGGTGGTCACCAAACAGCGAGTGCTGCTTGACCGCGACCTTCTGGATGCGGATGTGAGGCGCAACGACCGTGCCGTCCTTGCGCACGTGCTGGGCAACGTGGACAGGGGCATCGAAAAGTGCGAGCTGGGACTTGGTGACAAAAAAGATCATGCTGGCGCCTCAGTGGGTCTGAGACGCATTGTGCCGTCACGATGGACTTAAGCGATTCCCGCTTGCTTGGTAGCGAGCTCTATGATTTTTGATAATACAGCCTGCCATTCAGGGTTATCAACCATCAATCCATCGATGTGTTCTTGAGCTTTGGCTTTTGACGAAAAACCAGGCGACCTCTTCTGCCCATCTTTGCCGAAAGCAAACCAAGCATCACCACCTATGCCACCGATCAAGTCTGACTTCCCTCTCCGCACTTCCAAACCAGCCACTGGTAAATGCTTTGGAATTTTCGCCAGGATGCCTTTCAATCTCACGATTTCATCAGAAGGCTTAATCTCCTTCTTCATCTCCTCCAGCTCCACCGCCTGCTTCTTGGCCTCGGCCTTGTCGTCCTCGTGGCTCGGCGAGTTGAGCACGTCCACCAGGCGCTCGTGCTCCTCGATCAGCTCGCGCGTTGGCTCGGTGTGCTGCGGCTCATCCTCGAACAGGTCCCGAGTGTCGTGCACCGGGTGTTTTTCCTTGTAGCGGTTCGGCCCCATCACCACGCTGGGCGGCGCGAACAGAGAGAGCTGGCCGTTTTCGGCGCGGGCCCGGGCCGGACGCCCTTGGTAGCCCGCCAGGTTCACCACCTTGCCGCCGCGCAGGTACGGGCCGACGTGGGCTTTGAAGAACAGGATCACCGGGTCGGCTGACTTGATCAGCGCGACTTCAGTCGGGTGAGGTTGCAAGCCGCCTCGAATCGCTGCCTTTGCTTTCTCTGAAACCAGCTCATCCATGAAATGCCTCGCCTGATCTTCAGTACCACTGAAAACGATCTCCGAGCGATCAGATCCAGCCATGCGCTTGCTGACGTTGAACTCTCCACTCATCCCACGCTTGGCTGTCACGGAGGCAATGTTTTTGCTTTCAGTCCGACGCACGATGTCCTTGATCTTTTTCTTGTAGGACTTCGGCATGTCGAACTGGGTTGCCATGAACTGGCCGCCCTCATAGAACTCGCCGTTCAAAGGGCTAACAGCACCGCCCTTTGGCGCCTGAATTGGCGCATGACGCTCAGCCTTGATCATCGCCGGCTTGTCGCGCGTCGCCCGCACCTTGGCCACGAACTCATCGACGGGCATGGCCGTGATCGGACCCAGGAAACGCGGGTCGTTGTAGTTCGACAGGAAGGCCTGCTCCGCATCGGCTTCGCTGTCGAAGCCCACGCAGCACTTGTCCTCGTCGTACTCGTCCCACCGGTTCACCTTGCGCTGGTGCACCACGTAGACCATGGGCGCATCCAGGTTCGGGCCCACGATCACGTCGACCGGGTCACCATCGACGCCCATGCTGCCGAGGATCTCGCCGTAGTCGAAGCGCATGCGGACCTCCCAGGTCACGCCATGGCGGTTGCGGCCGCGGCGCACTGACCCGGCCGGGTTCTCGATGGCGAGGGTCAGGCCCCGCCACTCGATGCGCGGCTTGTTGTAGGTGCTGGCCTCGGCCTGCTTTGCGTCGGGCTCGCCCGGGTTGCGGCGGATGTCGCCCTCGTTCAGGTCGGCCGGCTTCGATGCCGAGCTCATGGCCTGAGTGGCCGGGTGGGATTTGCGGAAGATGATCACGTTTTCTCCTTGGGAGGCGCCAGCGTCTCGCGCAGCCACGCGGCAAAATCCGGGTCATCGCCCGGCCGCTCCTCGATCGTCGGGATCCACCGCCCGCGGCAGTGCGGATGCACCAGGCCCGCCGGGATGGTCCACATCTCATCGGGCTCGCGCTCGACCATCAGATCGCCGACGCGCTTGCGCGGGCTGGCCGAGCGGCCCACGTTGTTCTTGCCCGGCCAGATCATGGTGTCCGGGTCTTTGTTCTCCATGCTGGGCTCGACGACCGTGACCACCACGCCATCAATCCGGCGGCAGAACGCGCACGCGCCCTTGTACTGCTCGACGCGCTTGACCTTCTGGCCAGGCTTCAGGCTGGCGATGTAGCCCTGCGTCTGGGCCTCGCCCGCCTCGGTCACGGCGATGCGGCGCCAGTCGCGGTTGAGCGTGCCGAACTGGTCCAGCAGCTTGGTCTCGAGGCTGTGCCCGCTCACCACCGGCGCGCCGAGCTCGCGCTGGGTTACGTGCTCGGCGATCGTGGTGCGCATGCGGTGGCGCGCGTCGTCCGCCAGGTTGCGCACGTTCTCGGCGCAGCGCGTGGCGGCGAATTCCATGGTCGCGCGCTGGGCCCGGGTGACGCCGAAGCGGTCGACCGCCTCCTGCCCCGTGCTGGGCATGGCCGCCAGGATCGTGTCGGCCTGGCGCTCGGTCAGCTTCTCCATGCTAGCCTGCACGCGCCCCATGAGGCTTGCCCGGGTGGCCAGCCACTCGGCCTCGGTGCGCATGTCGTCGGCCGGCAGGTAGCGCTGAAACAGGAAGTCGATGCACAGCATGTGATCGTCCAGCGTCCACTCGCCGGGCGGCAGGTGCTCGAGGTAGAGCTTGACCAGCGAGCGCTCGGCCTCGGTCCACCGCTCCATGGCGCCGGCCGGGCGCTGGATGCGATCGCCAGGCGCGTAGTGCACGCCGCTCGACCAGGCCAGCAGCTCCGAGCGGAAGGCCTCAAGCCGGTCAAGGCCGCGCTGCGTGAACAGCTCGACCATGCGGCGGATCAGCAGGCTGTCGTGCTTCGCCCAGATGCCGTCATCGTCATCGTGGTGCGACTTGCACAGGTGCTCCAGCGCCGCATTCGTGCGCCGTTCACCGAATTCGATCAGGTCGACAAGGAATCCCATAAATCCAATCATGCCTTCACGACAAAAGGCCGGGACAGAAACTGCCCCGGCCTTCGCCACTTCTCGCGTGGAACGGCGCACCCCCAGAGGACAGCGCGAACGCTGAAGGAGACCGCGGCTCACTCAAACCGCGCCCCCGTGATGCGCTGCGGACCTTATTTCCCGAGGCCCCGCGACGGTCACCCACCATCTCGACACCTGCATTGTCACGTCACGACAAAAAAATGGCCCCAGCCGAAGCCGGGGCCTGTGAAACCTCGCCGCTGTCATCACAGCGAGGCACCTGCTCAGGGAGGAAAAGCAGGGCACGTGAGTGCTGGTTGATGGCTACTCGGAGGGGCTCGAGCACGGCCGGGTCTCCATTACAGAATGAACCTCTTCACCATCATGGCGGCGCCCTGGCGCGGCTCGGGGATAGACAAGTCCCTCCGCGCTACTGCACCAGGCGCGCCATCATGATGGCCCCCGTCTTCTGTTGCCGCGCGCCGGGGAGCGCCGATGGCGAACGCTGTTTAGGCGTTGGCGGCCATCAGGAAAGAACTGTCGTTGGCAGTTGCTTTGTTTTGCGCTGCTTACGGCAGGCGCCTATCGGGTCGTCGGTGTCGGCTTCTTTGCGCTGTCGAAACCAGGTCAGCCCCATCAAAGTGACCCCGCCGCTTACCGCGAGACCCCGGCAGCCTCAGCACCTTCCGACACGACGGATTGGCGCTACCGGTGGCTGTGCCACTTTGGTGGAGCTGGGCGGAATCGAACCGCCGTCCAGCACACATCTACGTTCACGTCCAGGGCCGAGGCCCACACGACCATTTCCACTGCGGGCCGATCAAAGCCCAGGTGAATAGGTTGAGGGTGCGCCGCGCCATCCTGCGTCAGGGGCAGGCGTGCGGGTTGTCTCGGTGCGGCCAGCGCTCGTGATCAGCTCACGCCGGGTCTACCGTCTATCACCCTCGGGTCTGCACCCGTTGCGCCTCCCGGGGTCCCCCAGAAGCGGATGCAGACCCGAAGGCCCTGGTGTGGCGGCCAGGCTTCGGGGGCGATTTCAAGGCGGCTTCTGTGCTTACCACAGCACGCGATAGCTGATCCGCATTCAGGCTCGACCCCGAACCAGGGCCTTCGCATCTTCCCATGGCAGGCACGCGAAGTCCTGCACGATGGTGGTTCTCCGACAAGTCACCCTCAAGTGAGCACACCTACTATGCCGACTGTCGCCGCCGTGGTGGCAAGTCGCTAGGCCAGCGTTTCGCTGATGCTCGCTTGAAGGCCCTGGTCGCCCAGGCTTCAAGGGTCACGCTGACCTTTGTTCCCCATGACCATGGGGCATCATGACGGCAGCGGTCAGCCAGCCTACACGTCTTTCCGTAGTGTCAGCCGTCCCGGTTGCGGGTCCGCCTTGCGGCAAGCCTTCGGATGGCTCGGTGCACTACGCGAACGGCCGTGCTGCCGGTTGAATTCTCGACTCGCGCTGTGATTCAACAGACCAAATCCGTTTGCCTTGCGGCTGAATCACACATTCAACATCCGGGTACGTCTCCGGCGCGGGCTTTTACCGCCGTCTCGTTTCATCCCCAGTTACGTTGGGGTCCTCGCTGGTCCTGCCTCCCACATGGATCCGGGCCGTGGGTGTGCACCAGAAGCCGTCCAGCCCCGCAAGCACACAGCATGCACTTGCGGCGCTGGGCGCCGGTCAGTCTCTGCTGACAGTCACACCACTCACATGCTCACCACAAGCCCGGCAGGTGTCGCGTCGGGTTCGTTGAATTGGTTGCGGCAACTGGATTTGAACCAGTGACCTACGGGTTATGAGCCCATCGCGCTACCAGGCTGCGCTATGCCGCAAAAGAAAAACGGGCCGATGGCGCAAGCGGATCCAACATTCTGGCTCGGCCGTGGCTACCTTGCGCAGCGCCACAGCATCATGACTTCAATCCCGCGCTTACATCGCGGTTAGGCCCTTCGGGGTGTATTTTGAAAGAGCGATCCGGCTTGCCGGTGTGCAGCGTTGTTTGCTGCGATGGATGAATCCTAACCGAAAAAAATCAGAGCCGATCAATTCCGGTTAGATATGTTGTCGAAAAAAGACGATCCAGGATCGGGTGCTTCTTGCTCATGGCCTGCACCACTTGACGGGCGTCGTCGAAATACTTGCGCTTGCGCCGGGCATCCCAGTCCGGCGGCGACGCGATCAGGTCGCGCAGGTTCGCCGTCTTGTCGGCCACCTTCACCGCGGCGGCGCGCGAGCTCATGCGCTTCGCGTGCTCGACCTGCCACGCAGTCTTGCCACCAGGGCCGAAGTCCTTGGGGTTTGTCAGCTCGGCCACAAGGTCAGCAACGTCATGGCCGAACTCTGCCACCAGGTGCGCGTGCGTGACGCCGGTGTCCTCGATCGTGTCGTGAAGCAGCGCGGCCTGCAGCGTTACGGGGTCGGTGATGCCGGCCTCATCGTGCAGGATGCGCGCCACGGCGCGAGGGTGTTCGATGTAGGGGATCTTCGGGGCGCCGGGCTTGGCCTTGCGTGTCTGGCCGGCATGGGCGCGAGCAGCGAACTGGTCGGCGCGTCGTTGGTGCGGGCTCACATAGACGCCGTCGCGGCGGGTGTAGCCCTGAACCAGGGTCTTGAATAGCAGCATCATGCGGCTTCCTGGTTTTCCTCGACTGGGTCGCGGTCCATGTAGGGGCGGACCTCATCAAAGGTCATCGGGTTGCTCATGCGCAGCACGCGCCCCTCGTCGCCCTGGTAGGGTTCCCACTCACCGGTCTGGTTCACGAACACTTCCATGGGGCCGTTGGCCTTCTGGCGGAACACTGCGCACTCGACCTCGTAATACTGGATGCCTTCCATCTCAAAACCCCTTCAAATTCAACAGCACCATGATAGGCCTGCGCATTGATTTGGTCAAATTTGATTGGTCGTGCTTTGTTGCGCGATCCCACGCATCGCCGTAGGTTTTCTCCTGCTTCGCCATAGCGGCAGCGTGGGCGTCGCGGTCTTCGTCCGACCATTTGCTCTTGTCTTTTTCCAGACCCTTCTCTTTGTACTTGGCCTCGATCGAGCGCGTCGTCTCGTAGTCCTTGTGGCCCTTCTCCTTGGCGAGCGTCATCGGCTTGACGTGCACCTGCAGCTCGGCCAGCAGCCCGTTCGGCAGCTTCACGATCATGTTCAGGTCGCGGTAACCACCCGGCAACGGCTTCACCAGGTTGTTCTTGGGCTTTTGCGCCAGGTGGATGCCCTGGGCCTTCAGCTCGGAAAGCACCTTGGGGATCTGCGCCAGGCCAGGCACCGCGATGGTGGCGCGCACCATGTCGCGCAGTTGAGACCAGTCGCCCTTGTAGTCGGTGCGAACCTTCTCCTCAGCGCGATCCTTGCCCTTGAGCGGGCCCATGAACAGAAAACCCTTGTCGTTGTCCCAGTGATCAGGGAGCATGTAGTCGGCTTCGTCCAGCGACTTCGGAGCACGGCCCTCGCTCTTGGCCTTTTCGTTCTCGCTATTCACGGCATGGTCGAACGACTGCGGGCGCTTGCCTGTCTCCAGGCCGAGAGACTGCGCCACCTTGCCGAGCATGTCCTTGAACTGCTCGAGGCCTTCCTTGCCCTTGGTCTCGAGATCTTCCCACGACTGCACAGGCTGCGGCACCTTTTCGGCCAGCCTTTCCAGCTCGGAGGTGTCGAACAGTGACCGGGCGATGTCCTCGGCGCCGTTGTGCTGGTCGGGTGTCTTGCGCTCAGGCTCGGCCGGCGAGGCCTGCTCGTGCGGGCTGTGGTCGGGCGAGCCCTCACCCTGCCAGTGATGGGTTACCCGGCTGCCTTCGCCGTTGTGCTCGACCTGGTGCCGACCACCCTTCGGGTCGCGGACCGTGACGCCATGCTGGCCGGAAGCGATCACCTCGCCGTGCCCTTTGTAGTCGCCATTGACGAAGCCGACGTGCTGCCCACGCTGCGCAGTCGGGCCGCCCATGTTGGTGCTCACCCAGCGCGTGGTCTGCACGCCGTTCTTGTCGGTGATCTTTTTTTGCTGCAGGCCAGGGCCGGGAGGCGCGCCGGCGGACTTGGTGAACAAAAGCACGGGGCGCCGCGCGCTCATGGACTTCGCAATCATGGGGTCCTCCTTGGATTCGTTGGGTGTGCCGATGAACCGGCGGCGGCCTTGCGCGTCCTCGACAAGCATGCCGTCCTCGCCGTGGTCGACGATGCTGTAGCGCTGCGGCACACGCTGCTTGTGGCCGAGCACCTTGCCCCACTTCACGCGCTGGTGCTTGCCGTCGACCTCGACCGTGACGCCGTGCGCACCGTGGCAGACCACGCGGCCGGTGCACGGCTGGCCGCCGTGGTGCACGTAGAGGTGATCGCCGACCTCGACGTCACCGCGCGGCTCGGGTGCTTTGGCGGGCTTATGGGGTTTGAAGGTCATGGTGCTACAGTAGGAAAATAGCCGAGTTGCTTTTTTCTAGATTGTCTTTGGCCCACATCGGCCTGAAGTTTCCCGCCCGACTAAGCGCCTCGGCTTCAGCCTGAGTCCTCGCGGTGCTGATCGGCACGATGTGATCAAGGTGCCATTCCCCCATGTTCTGCCAGGACATCCCTGGTTGAAACTGGCGCTCAATCATCAGGCGGAATTGATCCATCGAGCATCCAAGGATGGCTTCGGTCTTTGCTGGCTTTTTCCAACTGCCTTTGAGGAGCGTTATTCTGATCAGCTTGCTTGCGCGAAGGGCAAACCCGCCAACAGGATCGGCCCGTCTGCGAGCGCTCTGCCTACGCTGTTTTTCCCGCTGTTTTCCCGGGTTCTTCAGGCGCCTGGCAGCTTCCGCTTCACGAATTTTCTGCCCCGTTGCTGGATCTGCCCTATTTGCGCGCCTGCGCGCATTCAGCTCGATCAAGGCGCCAGGAGCGGAGAGGCGATCACGCATGCGGCGTCTGGCTTGCTCGCGATGCTTTTCGATTCTCTGTGGCTCGTGATAGAAGGCCTTTCCACGGATCGACGAGCAGGTTGCGCATGCTCCGTTGGACACCTGCCTTTTTGCGATATGCCCATGCTTGCAGGGCTTGCCTGTGAAGAACCACTTCTCACCAGCAAGCTGAGCCTGTTTGCGCATCATGATTTTCATGGTCATGCTGCGATTGTGCCTCAGACTTCTATCCTGAAAACGGGCATGTTGAATGCCTTCGCCATGTCGGGCTCGGGCTGCTGGGCGTCGTCTTGCGCCGGCGCGGCGCCGGGCTGCTGCTCGCTGCCAGGCGCCCCGAAGTCGCCGCCCTCGTCGCCCTGGCCGAAGTCGCCGCCATCCTGGCCGGCGTCACCGCCCTCGCCCTGGCCGTCCTGGCCGGGCTGGCCGTAGTCCTCCTGCGGCGGCATGGCCTCCTGCTGCCAGGCGCCGACCAGCGACGGGTTCAGCGGGGCCTCGCCCCACTTGCCGGGCGCAGCGTCGACGCCGTCCTCGGCGCGGATCTCGTTGACGGTGCGCGTCATCTTCTTGCGCTCCCAGACCTGCTTTTCGTCTTCCTCATCGAGGCCGGTGAACTGCAGCTCGTATTTGTCCGAGAACTCGCTGATGATGTACTCGCTGTACGTGCTCTCGAGGTACGACAGCAGCGGGCGCAGGCCCTTGTCCTTCGAGAAGGACAGCTTCTCCTCGGTGTCGCTGCCGCTGAGCGAGCTCGTGCCCGACGTGAAGCTCTCGAAGTTGATCTCGTCCGGGGCGATGCCGTAGATCGCGCAGATGATGGACGCCAGGAAGGTCATCCACTTCGCGAACATGATCTCGTTGGCCTGCTCGCCGAAGCTCTCGAAGCTGGCCTTCGACTCGGCATCCTTGGACACCATCACCGGCAGGGCCCAGCGGTTGTCCACGCCCTTGACCATGCTGTTCCAGAAGCGCTTGAAGGAGTTGATGTCTTCGTCGCTGTAGTTGCCGTACAGGTTCAGGACGCCCTTCGGGATCGCGTTGCTGTCGAAGAACTTGGTGTTGTAGGTGAAGGCGTTCAGGAAACCGGTCACCACGCGGATCAGGAGCTCGGTTTCCGACAGGCCGTAGCCGCCGGCGATCACGTCGGTGCGCGGGTTGCGCGGCACGTAGATCAGGTCATCGTACTGGTAGGCCGTGCGCACCTGGCCCTGCACCACCTGCAGCGCGAAGATCTCGTCCTCGCCGCGGTAGCCCTCCTCACTGCACAGGCGAATGGTGGCGCCATCGACGGCGTAGACGCCATCCAGGCCTAGCGACTTGTCGCGCTTCCACTCGGTTTCGATCGGCATGCTGTCCATGGTCAGGCTGTCGCGCACCAGCTTGGACATGAGGTTGGTGAAGTTGTCGCGCTTGAGGCGCATGCGCTGGCGCGGCTTCGACTCCCAGCCCGAGTTGAGCACGAAAGACTCCAGCAGCTTCATGGCCTGCTGCTCGTTCTCGTCAACGTTCTGCAGGTTCTCTTTGCTGGCGATTTTGAAGCCCGGGCCCTTGCCGCCCTTCTGCGGCCGGCAGAACCGGGACACCTGGCGCTGACGCGTCATGATGACAGCGTTCAGCACCGGGGTCTGCTCCACCATCGCGCGCATGCTGTCGAATGTGAATTGGCCTGGGCGCTCGAACCAGTCGCCATTGATGTTGATCTGCAGGTCATCGATCCACACCGACTGCATGCCGCGCTTCTTGCCATCCTGGGCGGCCTGCGACGGAAACGGGATGACGTTCGCGCGCTGCAACGACTTCGCCATGGCCTGATCTTCCAGGTCACGGTTGATGTAGTCGATGATCGGCTGAATGTTGGCCGCCGGTATCAGGTCGGACAACGCCTTGGGCATCGCGGATTTTTGCAGTTCCGCCATAGCATCCTGCCGCTCGTCAGCGGGGGCGCGCGGGTCAAAAGCTACAGAACGGGCAGCATCGGTCATGCTGATAGCGTAGCGTCACGACAACGCGCGGCGGGTGCTTGCTTATTTTTGATTAGTTACTGATAATTGAGCAATATTCACCAAGGAGTTTTATGCACACAACTAAACAAGCGCAGGCGCTCTGGTGCCCAATGGCCCGAGTCGGGTTGGCAAATAGCGGCGTCGTCGCACTCGGTCAGTCCGTCCTGAACCGACTGCAAGATGGCGATAAAACCGCAATACCGGAAGCATCGAAATGTATCTCCGACTTGTGCGCCATGTGGCGATGGGAGCACACGACGAAAAGCGTGCCAGTCCCAGGCGAGAATGGCGCCACCTGCTACGAGCAGCGCGTCGTGCGCACCCACGGCTACTGCGGGTTGTCGCCGCTGTCTGCAAACTGATTCCTAAGCTGATTACCTGACTTGTTTTTCATAGGGGAAACTCCCCCACGCCAAAGCACCGGGCGCTATTCGGGCACAACACTTCACTACCATGTTCAAAAATTTCATCGCCTATCGCATCGCTCCACTGTGGCCCGCCGACCTCGGCGCCATCGAGCAGGCCCTGGCCAAGGGCCAATTCACGCCATGCGGCGCCACGCAAGCGAGCTCCACCGGGGTCATGCCGCCACGCGGCGAGGAAAGCGGCGCC